TTAGGTCTACCGCCTAAATTCTTTTCCTGGTTTTCGTTTGTTTCTTTTGGTTTCATAGTTTAATTTGTTTTTACAAATATAGTTAATTATTATTAATTATAGCAATTTTATTAAAAACTTTAGTCTAAATTAAATAATTCTACTATATTTTCTAAATCAAGAATTTTATTTGAGGTTAAAGATAATATTAAAAGAGCTTCAGATATATTCAAATGATCCCAATAGTGTTTTGATGCTAAAGTTTTTAAACAACTTCGTACAGAACTAGGATATTCTTTTTTATATTCTTCTAATTTTTCTAAATTTTCTTTTTTCATTTTTTCCAATAGTGTTTTCATAATTTTTTAGTTTTTAGTTTATAAATTTTTTCCAATTTTATCTTCCAGTAATTTTTGTAATTTTTCTTTACAGTTAGGTAATTTTTTACCTTTTGAATTATATAAATCATGCAAAGTAATTTCAAAAAGTATAAAATCACATTCTCCATATTCAGGCGGATCAAAATAACTGCCATAAGAAGGTTTTTTATATACTTCAACTTCTATCTCAAAATCTACAATAGCAATACAATTAAAATTATCATCGTAAATTTCTAAATCTTTGCAACTAATATAATTATCAAACCAATTATATTTTTCATTACAATAATCGTTTATTGCTTCTAAAATTAAATTTTCCATTTTTTCTAATTTTTAAATATTAATATTAATAAAATGCTTGTTGAAACTATTAAAATAAATCCTTTTAATGCGGTTTCAATTAAAAATTTCAGTTGTATTTTTTCCTGTTTTGTTAGTTTCATAATTTCTCAAATTTTAAAAATTCAATTCTTTCATATAAAGATAAAATTCCATTATCAATATCTCGTTTGATTTTAAATTTATAATTGTGCAATTCTTTTACAGCGGTTGGGTTATCTTTAAAACTTCTTTTTAATGTACTGGGTTTTTTAATAAAATCATCTACATTATAACCGCTTAAATCAATTCCATTTTTTAATAGCCATTTGTATTCCTGTTTAAGTTCTTTTATAGTTTTCATAGTTTAAATTAATTAATATTTATTTTTTAGATTTTAGTTATTTTATTAATGTTATTGTTTACATTTTCAAAAAGAAAACAGAAAACAAAAACAAGTTTAAGAAAAAGAAAAGATAAAAGAAAAAAGTCCCCCGAAATTCAATTATCTTTTTAGATATTTTAGAAGATCCAATTTATTTGCATAAAAAGTTTACCATTAAATAGCGTTTGGCTTCAGCTAACAAAGATTTTTGCTAACTAGTATTAAAATTTAAGAAGAATATATTTGCCATAAAAAAACCCTAATAAGTGGCTCGATAAACTTACTAGGGTATGCGTTTTATGGTTTTTAATCAACTTGGCTTACCTTAATTAATAAGGTATCGAGCCAAATTAATTTTTACAAATATATAAATTTTTTTTTAATCCAAACTTTTTTTAATTAATTTTTGTAATATATTTTTTTTTAAAATTTAAAATGTTTTCAGTTCCCCAATTTATAGCTTTATTTTTTGCATTAATTCCTGTAAATATTAATACTTGAATAGTATTGCTTGAATTTTCAAAATAATTTATTTTATACATTTTATAATTTTTATTTAATTTTAATTCGTAATTTTTTAAAAAGCATTGATTTTATTGAGTTTCTTATTTAATTATAAATAAATTCATTATAGCATTTTTCTTTAAAAGATATTTTAAGTTTTGGTAATATACCGAAAATAGCTTTTTTTATATCTTTTTCACGCATTACAAAACCAATAGTTTGTAATTGTGATAAAGTTCTACCAATATAAAATAAATTCTTTTTATCAGTTAAAAATTCAATTTCTGAATAACCAAAATCTATTTTTCTACCATTACATAAAACACTTACAAAATTTTTATGTAATTCTGAAACAATTACTATTTCATTTTTTTTAATTTCTGAATAATCTATTTTTATTTTAGCTTTCATAATTTTTATTTATTTATAATTTTTCTAAATTAAACGGCATTGCATCAAGATCATAATCAAAAGTATAACCAATTTTAATGCACTTTTTAAGCAATATTTCACAAGCCGTATAACTATTATTCATTTTTGAAAATTCATGCATTAAATCGATTATTTCAATAGGTAATTTTTCAGGAGTTTCAAATAAATCATTCATTTTAATTAAATTTTAAATTTCTATAATCATAACCGTATTTAGTTTTTTCTTTATTTTCGATTAATAACCTTCCATTTATAAAATCAAAGCCAGTTATTATTGCTTCTTCGTTATTATACATTTTTGAAACATCTATATTTTCAAAAATAACTTCTTTAATCTCAAATTTTCTAATTGATTTTTTTGCTATTTTTTCGGCTTCAGTAAAATTTTCAAAACAATTTGCTAATCCAGAACGTGAATATAAATAACTTTTATTGCGCTTCGATATAAAACTTTTTACATCAACTGAGTTTAAATTTTTATCAACTATTGTAAAAGCTAAATTTTGTCTAAATCCTTTGTTTTCTATTGTTATCATTTTTTTTTAGTTTAAAAAGTTAGTAGTAATTTTTTCAAAATCTTTTATTGAGTGAATCCCGTTTGTTAATTCTTTCCAGTATTCAATTTTATTTTTATGTTTATATATAAATTTTAAAAATCTATTAATTTGTGAGCTATTTCCACAAAAAACATTAAATTTTGATCCATTGTAAAATTTTATTTCAAATAGTGTAGTTTGCATTTTTTTTAGTTTTTTAAATAATTAATAAATATTTTTGTGTTCTCATTAAAGGTTAGTAAATTTTGATAATATTCTTCAAAATTCATAAGTTCAAATTCAGTATAGTCCGAGTTATTTAACATGTTGTTTACCCAGTCCTCAAAATAATAAATTTCTAATTCCATTTTTTTAGTTTTTTAGTTAGTTATTTTTTAAAAATTTAATATTACCAAAGGTTTTTTTATTTCGCCAAGCCAATCGGGATTTTCTTTTTTTGCATATTCCCGTAATTTTGACAAACTTTCTTTATATTGAAATTTTGCGCTTTTATTATAGCAAATTAAAATATCATTTTGAATCAATAAAACCTCTGAAATTTGATAGCGGTTATTTTTTGGATTATAGTATTTTATAGTTTTCATTTTTTTTAGTTTTTATTTATTAAAAAATTGGTAAATTAGTCCGTTTGTTTTACTATCAAATTTTGCAATTTGTTTTTTTGAGTTAGTAATTGATAAATAAATATTTGTACTATTTTTAACTTCAATTTGGTAATAGCCTCTAATTATTAAATCAATCTCTTTACTTACTGAATTTGATCCTTTGTAAATTGTATCATTTTTTGCGTGGTTTTTATCAATTATTATAATTTGTCCGTCACTTTGATAATTTAAAAAACATTTTTCCGTTGGGTAAAGATCAGGAATTTGATTTTTTTCAAGTTCAGGACTTGAGCAACTACAAAGGATTGATAAAAGTATAAATACTAAAAATGTATATAAATAAAATATACCAATACTTGCGCCTCTTTTACTATTGTTAAATTCTGAATTTTTCATTTGTTTATAGTTTAATTAGTTATTTTATTTTTTCTTTTTTCTAAATAATAGTTTCTATTTTCTTTTCTATAGTTTCTATTTATAAAAATGTTTATTTCCTGGTATTTTTTAAACCAATGATTAAAACCAATTTTAGCAAATTTATATTTTTCGCATTTTTCAATTATTAATCCCATTTCATTAACGGGAAATTTTAGCAAATAATTATTAAAAAAAGATAAATTTCTTTCGATTTCATTTTGTTGCTGTAATACTTCTTTAAATGTTTTCATAAGTTTAAAATTTAATAGTTAAATAATTAGGGTTTAAATTGTATTCATTTATTAATATGTTTTTTACATTTTCAATATTTTCGGCTTTTAATTCTAATTTAAAAGATTTTTGGCGCTCATATATATAAATATTTGACGGTTTATATATATTAAAATTATAAGTTATTAAAAAAGTTTGCATAAGTTTAAAATTTAGTTGTTTAAAGTATAAATAAGGCACTAAAATAAGTTAGTAGTATATTTGTGTTATTTTATTATAATAGTGCCTTAAAAGTTGTTTTTATATATTATTATTTTCAAAATATTGTATTAATTCATTTTCTAATGAATCGGATAAAATTAAAGTTCCATTTGTATAAAACGATTTCAATTCAAAATTGCTTATATTATAGCCTAATTTTTCAAAATAATGTTTTTTTAATTTATTTACTAATTTCATTTTTTTAAGTTTTTAAAGTTGTTTTTATATTGTTATTCCCATTTTTGCCATATATTGACGGCTTTCCTCAAATGATAAAAAATACATATCATTATAAATGTTATTTTTACTCGATAAGATTATAAACGTATTTTTGAAATACAGTTTACAAAATTTGTTTTGAAATATTATATTTGAATTCATGTTTTTAAGTTTTTAAAGTTGTATAATTACTGAAACTATCAATATAAAAAACGTCAATAGTGTTAAATGTACTATTGCGTTTGTTCCTGGATTTGTTTTTTTACGTTTCATTTTAGTTAGTTTAGTTAGTTAATTGTTTTTTGGTCTATTAAAACCGTATTTTCTCAAATGTTTAGCGTTTTTATAATCGAAATGCGCCCAAATAATAGCGTTTATTTTATCTATTTTATTTTCATAAATAAAATGTCTTTTTACTGCATGATAAAATTCGGTTAAATCATCATCTATATAATCAAAATTTTCGATAAAATAGTTTAAATCATCCCCTTGACAATAATTTAAACCGATAATTTTTCCGTTTTCTTTTATAATTAAAATATGTCTATCATCTCCATGACAAAAGGCAATTTTTTTGCTTTTAACAATTTTGTTTTTTGTAGTTTCCATTTTTATTTAGTTTAGTTAGTTAGTATTAATAAAAAAAAGTTTGTATTAAATCTGATCCCTCGAAAAAAGTTTTTAAGTCTTTTTTGCTTACTTTTTGCGCTTTATTATTCCAAAAGTGAAAGATTTTAAAATAGCCAGGTTGTAAATTTTTACATATATTATTTAAGTCCGTTATATTGCAAAAATATTGTTTGCCTGTTGATGTTAAAACCTGGTAAACTCTTAATTCGTTGTTAATTGTTGTTATCATTTTTTTAGTTTTTAAAGATTAAATATAATATTTATCGGCTGTAAATTGCTTATAAAATACAACCATTGAACTATTAGAGTCTGGATATTGATTCACTAATCTAATTGCTTCATCCCTGCTTAAATCACTCATTAAAACCTGTTTTCTACGTGATACTCTAAATAATTTTACTACTTTGTAAGTTCCTGTATATTGCTTTTCAGTTGTTGACATGATTATATATTTTTATAGTTATTAATTGAAGTATGCAGAGACAAAAACATATTTAAATATTTAGTCGTTGTTTTACTTTGCGGTTGATTTTCTGTAATTTTAATAATTGGTTCGTTTCCATTTTCAAAATTCTCTATTGTGCAAACTATTGTATCATAACTTTGAAAGATTATTTTATTATCATTAATAAAATAAAATTGATTAGGTGCTAGTTGTTTAATTGTTTCCATTTCTTTAGTTTTTATAGTTTATATATTAGTTATTTATTAAATTTTTTATTTTTTCAGTTAATTCATAAGCGGTTATATAACCGCTTTCAAAATCCTCTATTAAATACATTATATTTTTTTCCATTTTTTTTAGTTTAGTTTTTAGTAATGTTTATAATATATTTATTCTCTAATTTATAAATATAGCCTTGAGGCTTGTTTAGTGTATAGGTATATTTTAATCCTATTTTAATAAAAGTAAAAGTTTCCATGTTTTTAAGTTTTTAAAAGTTAATTAATTAAATTGATTTAGTTATTTCGCTAATTGTAACGCTAACCGCAACAATTAATAGTAATAATAAAAAGATACTTTGACCTGGATTTTGTTTAATTGCCTTCATGTTTTTAGTTTTTAGTTTTAGTTTTTAATTTGTTTTTTATTTAGTGCCTTACCTCAATAATCGACTTGAGTAAAATTCTGAATTGTAAGGCTGTTTTTGTTTACTTTTTCGGTATCCGTTAGAGGCTTAAAAGAATTCTATATTAATACATGTTAATATAGCTTTTTACAAATTAGGGTGCTACCTGGTAAACTTTCAAAATGTCAAATAACTTACTGCTTTAATTCTTTAACAAATATAAGTTGATTATTATTAACTACCTAATAAATAAGTAAGTTTTTTATAAAAAAGTATAAAATAATTGTAATTAATTTGTAAGTGGTTGATAATTAACAACTTAAAGATAAATATAATTGTAAGAAAATACAACAAAATAAATAGGGTAAAGTATTAATACATGATAACACTAATAAGCGCATATAAGAAACAATTAAATCCAGGTAAACAACTAACATAGTTTTTATATAACTTTGCATTAAATCTATTAAAACTATAAATAATGAATAAGAAAGTAACAAAGACAGAAACAAACACAAACACACAAACGAAACTAACAACAGGCGCAAAGGATCTAATTAACAGAACAACCGAAACAATAGAAGCGCAACCAACAACGAAAAGTATTACAACAATAAACCACAAAAGCAAAGAAGCACAAGAAGAAAGAGAAAGAAAGTTTAAAGAGATAATAAAGGAAATAGAAACAAAAGGGCAAAGCCTAACAAAAGCCACAAAGAAAATAGGATTGAATAAGAAAACGTTTGACGATATGATACAAAAGAACGCACAATTACTTAACCAATACGTACGTGCGACAGAAGCCCGAGCCGACCTAATCGCTGAAAGAATGGTAAGGAATAGCCACAACAGGGCAAATGACTTCTATACCGATAGCGAGGGCAACCTCAAACCCAACCCCGTAGCAGTTCAAAGGGATAGATTAATCCTCGATACTGATAAATGGTTGTTATCTAAGTTAATGCCTAAGAAGTATGGAGATCGCTTGACCTTAGACGGTGAAGTAAAGACAGGCGCACCGCTAACAATAGAAAATATTAATATGATATTGAACGAGATCAAAGAATAAACCCCATTTATAAGGGTTAACGCTTCATTGAGTCGTTATAGTTTACATAGTCAACACACAAACCCGCCCAAATTTGTAGGAAAAAGAAAGGCGCAAAGGTGCAAAGGGCAAAATTAAGAAGTCAACAATGGTGCGGGTTGAGTTAACATCGCCCACACGCTGAAGACAAAAACATTTTGTAAGAATAAGCAAGGCGGAAGGGTAGGAATGAATAAAACTTTTGAAATGCGAGAGTGGGAGGCGTAACTACCCCCGAAATAATTTTTACCAAAAATCACTCACAAAAAAACCCTTTTACAAAATGGGATTGAAAAAAAAATTTTTCCAAAAAATCTGATTATAAAAAAGTAATTCTATATTTGCATTAAACTAATATTATGAATGATGTAGTTGCGATAGACCAGTTGAGGGTTGTACAGGCGAAGTTAATGTCAAGTTGCATGACTTTTACCAAGTATTTCTTTAAAAAGCGATATGGAAGGAGTTTTGTAGTTAATTCGCATCACGAAACGATATGTAATGCGTTGGATAGGGTAATTAGGGGCGATATAAAGAAGTTATGCATTAGTATAGCTCCTAGATATGGAAAAACGGAATTAGCGGTTAAAAACTTCATTGCATTGGGTTTGGCGCATAATCCTAGTAGTAAGTTTATACATTTGAGTTATTCTCAGAGTTTGGCTTTTGATAACAGCGAAAGTGCGAGAGATTTCGTTGGGAGTGAGGATTACAATACAATATTTCCTTATGTTGAGATAAGCAAGACAAGTGCTAGTAAAAATAAGTGGCATACAACAAGGGGTGGTGGTGTGTATGCAACTGCAACGGGTGGGCAGATTACAGGTTTTGGTGCAGGAGAAGTCGATAGAGAGATATTCGAGAATTTACCCGAACAGACAAAAGTATTTGCTGGGGCGATTATTATTGATGATGCATTAAAACCTGATGATGCTCTTTCGGATTTAAAGAGACAAAGAGTAAATGAGAGGTTTGAAACTACAATTAGGTCAAGAACTAACAGTAGGGAAACTCCGATTATTGTAATTGGGCAAAGATTACATTCAAATGACTTAATTGGCTATTTAAAGGAAACTGAGGAAGAAGAATGGACTTTCATTGATATTCCATGCATTACTGTTGATGAATACGGAAATGAACACGCATTGTGGGAATTTAAGCAAACATTGGCTGAATTAAACAATATTCGACAAATTGACGAGAATGTGTTTGAAACTCAGTATCAACAGAACCCACAAGACTTAGTTGGTAAGTTATTACCATTACAATCCTTGCAGTTCTATAATTTTGACAATATACCAATAA